TTACTACATATATAGGTTTTGTTGAGGATGTTGCAACTACCATTAAAAACTCATTAAGTGGTGTAAAAGATTTACCTAGCACATTCAATCCAATAGAAACTAATATTGGTGGTACTACAAATAGTAATAACGCAGGGCAATCTACAACGGATACATCAACCGTAACTAATCCACCGGGCGCAGTAGATACAAGAGATAATTTTGATGATTCGGTGTATTATAGAACAAATAATTATGAATATAAAGCTCAAAATAGATTAATACAAATTATAGAACCTTAAAATGTCTAATTATTTTACAATCGGCCCTAAAACCATTACAGTTAATGCTTCTGGTTTACCAGCAAATAAACGCGTATACGTTTATTTGAATGAATTTGATATGACTCCTTTGACTGCGGTGCAAGGAGTTAATTCTTATTTTAATCAAATTATAACTACGGATAGTTTAGGTGCTCTAAATGCAAACATTTACATACCTAATAATGCGTATTTTAGTATACCCGCAGGACCATTAAAACTTACTATAGTAGACAATAATAATTGGCCAGAAACTGAATCAAGTTTTATTGCAGAAAAAAATTTAGAGGCAGTTGCAGATACAACTACTACTTTATTAGACCCAGACACATCCTTCCAAAGACCATTAGTTTCTCTTACGAACCAAAATAGTCCATTATCCCAAACTTTTTTTGTGGATAGCGGAGTGTACCCCCAAGGAATTTACTTAAAGGGTTTAGAAATATATTTTAGAACTAAAAGTGTAGACCAACCAGTGGTAGTAGAATTAAGACCATGTAATTTCGGTATACCTGTTTCTGATAGTTATATTTCAGGCACATCCGTAGTTTTACAACCAAGCCAGGTGAATGTGCCAACTAATGTAAACGGTGGATTAGGATCTCCCACTAGAATTAATTTTGATAATTTGGTTTACTTAAAAGAAGGGCAAACTTATGCCATTTGCATTTTGTCCTCTTCAAGTGATTATTCAGTTTATTCAGGTCGTATAAACGAAACCATAGTTGGATCAACTACTAATAGTAAAGTAAATAAAGAACCATTCGTCGGTCAACTTTTTAAAACCAATCAACTTCGATCAGTAAAATGGAAATGGTTTGGATTAAAGAAAAAGGTTCGTATATCGTATTCGTGGGCAGGTGATCCAAATCAGTCATTATGCTTTAATTTGATTAAAGCTAAGTTTGAGGTTGGATCAAAAATATTTAACATACAAAATCAAGAAATTCCTTCTGTGAATTTTGATTCAATATTAATTCAATCAGCGACCTATAAATTTGGAGACTTATCTGATATAGGATTTGCATTACAAACAAAGAATTTATCTGGAACGACTACAGGGTATCAACCTATACAAATTTTAGTGGATACGCCCACATATGAAACCAAAAAAGCCAATGTTGTAGGCGATGTAGGTTTACAGATTACTTATAATAATAAATCGTATGATACTTCACCTATTATAGATCTTGATAAGACATTCTTTAGTATAACAAAATATTCTGTAGATAAGTTATCAAATCAAGACTCAATAAGAACGTCAGAATTATTTGATACTACTGCAACAGCAAATGCAAGATATTTAGGCAGACAGGTATTATTCGCCAATGGTGTCAAAGCCAACGGTATTAGAGTAAGCCTAGACGTAAACAGAAAAATTTATACAGATATAGATGTATTTTGCAGAATAAGATCTTCGTCAGATAAACAAAATATGCTTTTCGATTCTTTGCCATGGCAAAGAATTCCTTTGGCTAATACCTCATCCAAAACGTATGTTGGACTATCAGATGATGCATATAGTTCAGAAATATATGAAAATTTAAATATCACATATACTAACCCAATATCTAATACAACATTTAATGATTTCAATAACTATCAAATTAAAGTTGTATTTTATTCGGAAAACAATTCTGTAGTTCCTCGAATAAAAAATCTAATTGCGAGTGCAGTTTATGCGTAAGGAATTTTTGCCTGTTAAGGAAAATCCAGATTATGTACAAGACCCTGAAAATTTTGCACTGTTATACAATAACGAATTAGAATTTAAAAATTTTGAATCTAGAAAAGTATTGCAGGAAAGAGTAGATAATCTAGAAATGGATATACGAGAAATAAAAAATCTTCTTAAAATTTTAGTTAATGGAAATAACTAATGCGTAGCGCAAATTTAGAAATTGTCAAGGTCGGAACAGCTGCTAATGATGGATCAGGTGACCCACTAAGAACAGCGTTTGTTAAGATTAATAGTAATTTTTCAAACATATATGCTAATGGTAGATTTTTAGGAAATGTTACAGATTCTAAAATATCACCAGGGTATTCATGGCCAGATGCGCCTAGGAGCGGAATGTACCATTCGGGTATTGGTACTGTCGGAATAGCAGTGGATGGCCAAGAAGGATTGGTAATTAGAAATACAGGAGCTATCACTTTTAATGGAACAGCTTTAGTAGGGGGAGGTTTAGGTTTAGCAAAAAGAAATGTATTATATGGTAATAGTTCAACTATCGCTACAGGAACATCTGCAACATTTAATATATCTACTAGTGCTAATACATATGCCATTGGTTTAATAAGTACAAATTCACAATCAAGAGTAAGATTATATATCTCAGATGCTGCTAGAATTGCTGACACAGCAAGATCAGTCGGTGCTGCCTATAGCAGCAATGCAGGTGTTTTATGTGATTTTAGTACCCCAGGTTCTCAAACAGAATACTTTACACCAGCATTAATCGGATGGGATACATCGGGTTCAAAAATAATTTATGCTTCAGTTACCAATAATTCTGGTACAACTAAAGCTATCCAATTAAGTATATCAGTTTTACCTTTAGAACTATAATGAAACGTTACAAAGATTTAGTATTAGATCAGGGAGCTACCTTTGTAGAATATGTTCTTTACAAAGATAAATCTAAAAATGCTATAGACATTACAGGGCTAACACCTAGAGCGTCTTTAAGAAAATCTTACTACTCTGCGAATTCTACAAACTTTACAACAGCAATAATTTCTGCTGTGGATGGGAATGTTTCAATAAGTTTAACTCATAATGAAACTGCAAATATAAAGGCAGGCAGGTATGTGTATGATGTAGAAGTATATAATTCTAATGTAGTTTACCGAGTACAAGAAGGTACAATAACAGTATACCCAGAGGTTACACGATAATGGCTAAAGTAGCTTCACGAGAACAACTTAAAGATTATTGCCTTCGTAAATTAGGACATCCTGTTATTGAAATAAATGTTGACGATGATCAAATCGAAGATCGTATAGATGATGCGTTTCAGTTTTATAGAGAATATCATTATGATGCAGTAGAAATGGTTTATTTGAAACATCAATTTACTGCTAATAATATATCAAATCAGTATATAGAAACTAATGATAATATAGTAGGCGTTACTAGAATATTACCTTTTTCAAATAGAAGTACAGGTGTAAATATATTTGATATTAGATATCAAATTCTAATAAACGATTTATACAGCCTAATGTCCACTGATTTAATCTATTACTCTATGGTTAAATCACATATAGAATTAATAAATCAGTTATTGGTCGGAATTAAACCAATAAGATTTAATCGTCATATGAATAGATTATATCTAGATATGGATTGGGCAGCAGATTCTAAAGAGGGTGACTATCTTATTATTGAATGCTATCGAATATTAGATCCTAATACGTACTTGGATGTGTATGATGATATGTTTCTAAAAAGATATTGTACAGCATTAGTTAAATTACAATGGGGAACAAATCTTAAGAAGTTTTCCGGTGTTCAATTACCCGGTGGCGTATTACTTAATGGAGATGTAATATATCAAGAAGCAGTAGATGAAATAAAACAAATTGAAGGTGAAATGCAATCTAGATTCGAATTACCAGTAGATTTTTTTACAGGTTAATATCATCTAGGCTCATAGTTAATATTAACACCATGTCTATAGAAAGTCAATAGAAAAGAACAACAATGGCTACTAATCATTATTTTCAGTCTGGTATACCGATAGGTAGAAGATCGGAACAGAATCTCTATGAGGATTTGATTATAGAGTGTCTGAAAATTTATGGTTTTGAAGTTTACTACATACCTAGAAAATTTAATAACATAGATAGAATTTTCGGTGAGGATACTATTAGTTCTTTTGAACATGCTTACCCTTTGGAGATGTATCTGCAAAATGTAAATGGGTTTGAGGGTGATGGTGAATTAATGTCAAAATTTGGAGTAGAACTTAAAGACACTGCAAATTTTATAGTATCGAGAAAAAGGTGGTTAGATACTGTAGGTAGATCAGGTAATGCGGTTTTGGATTTAAGACCAGCTGAAGGAGATATTTTATATTTCCCATTAACTAAATCATTTTTTGAAATACGCAAGGTAGAAAATGAGACACCGTTTTACCAAATAGGTAAACTATACGTATTTACTTTGCAAACCGAATTAATGCAGTATAGCAGTGAGGACTTTAATACTGGTATTTCTGAAATTGATGATATAGTTGCAGCTGCAGATTTGGATATTTCCGCTTATGAGTTTTTGTTGGAAAATGGAAATACTTTGACACTAGAGGAATATGCGGATACTGCCTTAATATTAGAATCATATGAAGATAGAAATGATGAATTAAATATTCGAAATGACGACTTCGATACGGATATAACTGATATATTAGATTTCACAGAAAGAAATCCGTTTGGTGAGGTATACAAATAATGTTAGATGAAAAATTTTATTGGGGGACTGTAAGAAAATCTATAGTAGCTTTTGGTAATATGTTTAATAATATTACCATAGATAGACGAAATTCTTCCAATAATGTAGTTGAATCTATTAGAGTACCTTTAGCGTATGCGCCAAAACAAAAGTTACTAGCAAGGATAGAACAACAACCGGATTTAGAAAATAAAAATTTTCAGATTGTTTTACCGAGAATGTCATTTGAAATGACTGGTATAGAGTATGATCCTTCTAGAAAAATTTCCCCTATACAACAAAATAGAGCAGTAAACGCATCGTCTGATACTTTGAATCAACAGTATGCTCCTACCCCTTATAATATAAACATGACATTGTATATCTATAGTAAAAATCAAGATGATGGATTACAAGTATTAGAGCAAATACTACCATATTTCAATCCTGATTATAATCTAACCTTAAAGGCTATTCCAGCATTAAACATACTTAACGATCTTCCTATTCTTCTAGAAAACATACAATACGAGGATAATTATGAGGGGGATTTTGCTTTAAGAAGATCTATTATTTGGACTTTAAATTTTGTAATGAAATTGAATTTTTATGGTCCAATAAATAAGCAAGGCATTATACGAAAGGTAATAGCTACTACTTTCAATAAACCAGATTTGACAGAACAAAACCAAAAGTACACTGTTAGTGTTGACCCCACTACTGCTAAACCAGGTGATGCACTAGATTATTTAGAAAATTTTGAAGAATTTTAATGAAGAAAATTGAAGAACTGGAAAAATTGTTTAATTTGACACCGTCGGAAAAAACAGAAGAACCAAAATTACCAGCAATCATTTCTAATAAGGTTGATGATACCGAAGACGATTATCAATTAGCCAGAAGAACACTTCGTAATCTTATTTACAAAGGTGATTCTACATTGGATGAAATGATTAATTTAGCTAAAAATTCTGAACATCCAAGAACATACGAAGTCGCCGGTCAGCTTATAAAAACAATGTCCGATGTTGCTAAGGATTTAATTGGATTACAAAAACAAGTCAGGGAATTAGATGGAACATCTGCCGATAATGCTGGTCATATAGGGACACAAAATAATATAGTGTTTGCTGGCACCACTTCCGATTTACTGAAATTGTTGAAAAAAGATGATAAAACAATTGACAGTGAATAAAAATTCTTATAATGGGAACCAAAACTTAAAACAGATTGGTTTCTTTATCCAATACACTGAAGAGAACATAAAAGAAATTTTAAAATGTTCTCGTGATCCTATCTATTTCATTGAAAATTATTGTTATATTGTCTCATTGGACAAGGGTCTAGTTCCATTTAAATTGTATGATTGCCAAAAAGAAAAAGTAGATGTTATTCTAAATAATCGTAAGGTTATTTTAATGGAAGGTAGACAGCAGGGGAAAACCATTACTGCTGCTGCTTGTATTTTATGGTACACATTGTTTCAAGAGAATAAAACTGTTGCTATACTTGCTAATAAATCTTCAGCTGCTAGAGAAGTTTTATATAGATATCAATTAATGTATGAAAATTTGCCCTTATGGATGCAGCAGGGATTAAAAACTTGGAACAAGGGCGACATAGAATTAGAAAACGGATGTAGAATATTTACTGCAGCAACATCAAGTTCAGGTATTCGAGGCAAATCTGTTAATTGGTTGTACATAGATGAGGCTGCAATAATTCCTAATAACATAGCTGAGGATTTCTTTACATCTGTATATCCAACAATTTCCTCCGGTGAAACTACAAAAATATTACTAACATCAACGCCTTTGGGATACAATCATTTTTGGAAATTCTGGAATGAAGCTGAACAGGGTATGAACGGATTCGTCCATCACTTTATTCCATATAATAAGATTCCTGGAAGAACGGAAGAATGGGCAGCAGCACAAAGAGCTATACTCGGTGAACTTAAATTTAACCAGGAGGTATTGTGTAGATTCCTCGGTTCATCTAACACATTAGTCAATCCTGACACCATTGCTAGAATGTCTGTAAAACAATATGTATATAGCAAGGATGGATTAGACGTACTAGAAGAACCTATACGAGCATATTTGGATGATGACGAAAAAATACAAGGCAAAAATCATACATACGTGTTGGTAGCAGACACATCAAGAGGTGTCGGTGGCGATCATTGCGCGTTCACTGTAACTGATATTACAGAATTTCCATATAAAGTTGTTGCTAAGTATAGAAGTAATAGAGTAAGTCCTTTGATGTATCCTAATATTATTTACAAAGTTGCTAAGGATTATAATAATGCGTATTGTTTAGTAGAAATTAATGACAATGGGCAACAGGTAGCTGATGCATTATACGGAGATTTAGAATACGAAAATGTATTCTTTGTAGGGCATAATAGCAAATCGGGACAATTTATATCTGCAGGGTTTCAGCCCGGCGCAACTTTAGGTGTTAGAACTACTAAAAACGTCAAATCTTTAGGTTGTACAAATTTTAAGAGTTTAGTTGAGAATACGAAGTTACTAATACACGATCCAGATATAATTCATGAGATTTCAACATTTATAGAAAGACGAAATACTTATGCTGCAGATGAAGGATATCATGATGATCTAGTTATGACTTTAGTATTATTTGGTTGGGCTACCAATAATTCATTCTTCAAAGAATTAACTAATATCAATCTTAGAAATGTATTGTATGAGGAACAATTTAAAGCTATTGAGGAAAGTTTAACTCCGTTTGGTATAATAGATATAGGGGAATTGAAGGAAAAACCACCGGAAATACATGGCGATGACTTATGGTTTAATAATGACCCTGAAAAAGAAATGCAAAAACTTAAACAAAAATGGATGGAGAGTGTCTAAACTATGATATTTATAAATAAATAGTAATCATAGTTGAAAGACAACTATCTATAAAATTTAAGGAGAACAAGATGGCATTTCAGCTTTCACCTGGAGTAGTAGTAACAGAAAAGGACTTAACATCTATTGTCCCTGCTGTTGCTACAACTGCTGGAGCATTTGCTGGCGCCTTTCAATGGGGCCCTGTGGACCAAGTAACAACCATTGATTCTGAAAATAATTTAGTGAAGGTTTTCGGTCCTCCAGATAGCGACACATACAAATCATTTTTTACGGCAGCTAATTTTTTAGGCTATGGAAATAACCTTCAGGTAGTTAGAGCTGGAAACAAATCCTCAATGCGTACCTCGGTAGCTTTATCGGGTATCAGTACAACTGTTAATGTTGGATTTGCTACTATAGTTTATCCTGATGCTGGCCCATTTGGTAATTCAAATGCTAACATTACAGTAACATTTGATGCTCCCAGTAATGCTTCAATTGGTGCAGGCACTTATAATACTACTGCAACTGCTGCCACAGGTTATGCTGTAGTTCAA